AGCAACAGGAACTTGGTCTGGCACTAAAACAAACGCGGGTTATGACAACATCGCATTTACTGTATACGGGACAAGTACACAGCCAGTTATTTCCGGAACTTGGTCACAAGGTGGTGCAAGCATATATGGTGGGTTGGTAACATGCTCGCCACCCTTTAACGCATCTGTTTTTGTTAGGGGCGGAATACTACAAACAAATATGTCCGGATCTCTTCTAAGAGTAAATATATCTGGGGGCACCCCCGGGGGCACCGTAAATGGTAATATAACATCCTGCCGCACTTTTACTATATCCAGTGGTACTTTAAATGGAACGGTTAGTGCAAGTGAGTCTATGACAATGTCTGGTGGAACAATAAATAATTGTCCAACAATTAACTGTAGTGGCACATTTAATTATACTGGAGGAAGTTTCCCAAATACAACTTCAATAGATTGTGCATTATCTACCCAAACAGGTTATGGTGGAGTTATAAATGTAACCAATATGAATTCTTCAGTAAACCTACGCTGTCGTGGTGCAATAAATATTAAAAATTCAAATTTATCTGGTATTTTTACTTTAAATAGCGGTTATGGTGCCGACCTTTCCAGATTAAGCATATCAGATAATTCTACAATATCTAGTGATATATCAACTGCTACAACCAATTTCCGTAATTTTAGAATAGCTAATAGTACATTTACCCACCCAAATCCTTGGGTTTTTGGTACACCTTCACTATATGCAAAGGTTGATTTAGGTGGAGTTGCAACAGTAATTAGTCAAACTTTTGTAGACCAACGATGGACTGTACAAACTTTAAACACATCCAAAAATATAACAATATATCATGATTATGATATATACGAAAGTATACTTATTAATTACCCAAAAGACTACCAAACATTTCCACCATATGAACTCACAGGCTATACAGTTCCGTATACTCCTGAGAATATGGGTACTTATACAGGTATAATTAAACTTATACCGGTTACAGACACATATCCAGCCGCTGACATAATTATTGGTGGGGGAACATATGCTCCAACAATTACTATACCAGCTACTAAAGTTGGCAATAATTATACAATCGCATATAATGATATACCAAAAGATTACGGGTTTAGAGTGACTTATGAGAATAACTATGTGGCACATTTCTATAAGCCAACTTTTTACATTTCTGGATTACCTGGCGGTATAGATGTTTTGAGTACTCAAATATGATAAGAGGTATTTAATATGGCTACAGTATATTTTGGTGCACAATATTCAAACATTCCAAGGAATGGAAATTGGTCAGATGTTACTCAATGGTTTTCGACTGCAGGAGAAGATAATGGTAAAGGCGGAATAGTTTACGCTACTCCGCTGAATCGCTTACCTAACCCAGCTACAGATACTGTTTTGATGTACCAGACAGTTACACAGGGTGTTGGTACGTATACTGGAAATATTGGGCTTGGTTATTTTGGAGATCCTAATGCAATATGGTCAGGTGACATAAAGGATGGATACTATTATAAAGGCACATTTACTGGAAGAATTATTCAGAGTCCATCTGCCTATGATCTTCATAGTTTTAATGGTGGAAATTTTACAAATGCAACATTTGTTCTTGATGCAGCAGGAAGTCTTGGATTTGGAGAGAAGCTTCTAACTGGAGATACTACTGTATATACTTTAACTCTGCCTAATAATTTTAGTATTACAACCAAGGGACATGTATCAATTTATAGACAAATGAATTGGTCATATCCTATATATTTTAATCCTACTCCTAGTACTGAATACAATAAGGGGCAGTTATATATTGGTCGGGGTGTTAAAACACTACAACTCCCAACTATATCAATAGATATTTCTACTTCGGCAACTGGTTGTAGGTTTTTTGATTTAGATGCCGGCGGTTATGGTAGTTATACACCACCTGCACCCGTTAGTTTAAATACATTTCTTACTAATCCAGCACCACTTATATTTGGAACACCAACAACTCCTGCTGGATTTAACTTTCGTAATATTGGAGCCGATAGGGAAGTAACTGTGTATACTACTAGATTAGACGGCGCAAAGCTTTTTAATAGCTATATCGGTGCAAATTTTCCAACTGTATATGATAAGTTAAATATAATAGAATTAGATGGTCCAGGATTCATATATCCAAATGTCATATATGCCAATTCTAATGTGACGTGGAGACCAACATTAAGTTTACCTTTAAATAATGTTGCTGAAGGTACAAAATATAAATTAAATGAAAATAAATTACCGTGGTCTTATGCATTTGGGCTTGGTGGTTCTACATTTGATCCAATCATAAATATAACATTAACAAAAAATATAGCAGCAGATTTATAATAGCATTCAATAACAACTCGTAATGGGTTGAGATAGATTATAAATATATAATTAAAAAAATTGGAACAATAAAATGGCAACATCTACTAGACAGGATTTAATCGACTATGCACTTAGAGCGCTAGGAGAACCAGTTGTTGAAATCAACGTAGACGATTCTCAAATAGAAGATCGAGTTGATGAAGCTATTAATTATTGGCAACAATACCATTGGGATGGTGTAGAAAAAATCTACATGAAGTCTCAAGTTACTGCCTCTCGATTATTTTTGACTACTTCAGTTGCTGCTCAGTTTATTGTTGGTTCAACTATAACTAGTACCTCAGGTGCTAAAGCTACAGTGTGCGCTGAAGGCCCACTTAATTCTAATGGAAATACCCTTCTTATTAAAGATATTAAAGGTACCTTTCTTGCCGGTGAAACTATTAGCAATGGTACTGTAACTGCAGTTTTAAATGCAACCAATTTTATTACAATTGGCTCATATGATAATAAATACTTTGATCTTCCAGATTTAGTATTTGGTGTTCAATCAGTTATTCCATTTAGCGCTGCATCATCCTCAAAGAATTTATTTGATTTACAATACCAATTGCGCTTAAATGACTTATATGATTTAACATCTACGTCTTTAATTTATTATAAGACAGTTATGTCTCATTTGTCTTTATTAGATTTAGAGTTAAACGGAAAACCACTTTATAGATTTAATCGTATGAGTGGTAAGTTATATGTTGATATGAATTGGGGACAAGACGTAGAAATAGGTTCTTATATCGTAGTTGAATGTTATCGTGCTATGGATCCTACAACTGCAACTAAAGTCTATAACGAACCATGGTTAAAACACTATGTCACTGCTCTCATTAAGAAACAATGGGGCGTTAATGGTAAAAAATTCCAAGGAATGTATGACGAGGCTATAAAAGAGATTGACGATTTAGAAGATGAATTAATGAACAAGTCTGCTCCTCTTGAATTCATGTTAGGTTAATAATGTCTAGAAATGTTTATTTCTCCCATGGTAATAGATCAGAACAATTATTCCATGAGGATTTAGTTGTTGAATCATTATCTATCTATGGCCAAACATTCTATTATATCCCTAGGACTTTAGTAGGTAAAGATGAGATTCTTGGTGAAGATCGTTTATCAAAATTCAAATCTGCATTTGCTATTGAAATGTATCTTGAGAATGTAGATGGCTTTGATGGTCAAGGTGCATTCATTCAAAAGTTTGGTTTAATGATGGAGCAATCAGCTACTCTTGTAGTTGCTCGTCGTAAATGGGAACAACTAGTTGGGCGATTTGGACAAACGCAGTTACCTAATAGGCCATGCGAAGGAGATCTTTTATATTTTCCCCTTACGGATGGTCTATTTGAAGTTAAATTCGTGCAACACCAAGATCCATTCTACCAACAAAATAAACTATTTGTATATAAACTACAAGTAGAACTATTCCAATATGCATCAGAAGTATTGGATACTGGAATTAAAGATATTGATGACTTTGAAACTCTTAAGAGTTACGATACTTCCGTGGTTAAGAGCGGATTGATTACTGAAATTAATGTGATTAATCCTGGATCTGGATATTCTGCAACTCCAACTGTTGTAATTGGAAATAATTGGGTAGCAAATACTGTAGTTGCCGCTGGCGATGAAATTTGTACAGCTACTAGACGTTATGCTGTGACTTTGCCTGGAACTACTAGTTCTAGTGCACCGACTCATACATCCACATCAACTAATGGTTCAGCAACCTTAAGGTATTTAGGTACTAGAGCTACAGCGACTGCTCAAATGGGCACTGGCGTATTGTCTAACCAAGTAATGAATATTACAATTACTAATCCAGGCAATGGGTACCAAGTTGCTCCTCCAATTACTTTTGTTGGAACTTCTACTACACAAGCAGTAGCTGTAGCATCAATAGAAAATATTGATAATCCTATGTCTTATGGTGATAATAATAAATTTAAAGAAGAAGGCGGCAGCTTTATATTTAATGAAAACAATCCGTTTGGCGATATTTCACCAATTACAACAGTTGGACTTAGAACATCAGACTCTGAAAGATATTTTGCAGACTCTACAATTATAACAGCAGACATAGGATAAGGACAAAAAAATGGCTCAACAAACAATAGGAATTGGAACGACAGTTAATGATGGGAGAGGTGATCCATTAAGAACCGCATTTACAAAAGCTAATTCTAACTTTACAGAACTTTATGGAATTGCTGCTTTTGCTATTCCTGAGATAGATATTACTAAACGTGCTGGGTCAGATTGGGAATATGCAGATTTTGGTATCGATCCATATACTGGACTTCCAGTACAATGGAATGATATGACCAGAGCTGGTAATATGCTATTCAGTTTATCTAATGAAATATACGGAAATGGCGGTGCAGGCAATCTTCAATATAGATACAGCTCTGATGGTATTACATGGGCACAATCTGAATTACCGAATCAAGCCAATAATGCCGCTGACAGAGAACACTTGCCTGGATCATATGATAGCAACAAGTGGATAGCCTATGGTAATGGTAAGTATGTGATTATGGAAAGTCAGAATCCATTTTACCATACTAGCAGGTATGTAAAAACAAGTACAGATGGAATCAACTGGACAAGACATCAAAACACTGTACCTTGGGCATATTCATATCCTAGCCGTGCTGGTAATGATCGCGGTAATTTATGGTATGCTACTATATTTGATGGTACTAAATTCATAGCATTGGGTGGAGAAAGTTATTATCAGCGGCCGAGTGTAATGAACTCAAATGATGGCATAAATTGGACACAAGTTAGCCCAAGATTTGTTGTTGTTAATAATGTAGAAACAAACGATCCAACAACAGATTCTCTATATTTACGTAGTGATTATACCGACGAAAATCCAACTGTTTACAGGGCAGGTTTCCATAAATGGGTAGATATGGCATCTGATGGTAATGTATTAGTTGCTGTAGGTGAATGGCAGTGGGCAGAACCAGGCTCAACACCGTGGCAAAGTGATAATGTAGCGTTAAGTTATGATCGTGGTGCACGTTGGGAATATGTTAAAACACCTATAAAAGCATGTTGGAGTGACATTGAGTACGGTAACGGAACAGTTATTGCGATAGGCCGACGCACAATAAATGCTATTAGCGGTGAATCTATAGCAGTAGTAGTACGTAGTACTGATGGTGGCAGAACTTGGACACAGTCGACAATAGCTACAGCTGGAAGTACTGATTATGTTACCAGTGCTGCGTATGGTGATGGTAATTGGGTACTATGTAAAACCAGTTTGGAAGCAACTCGTGGTACAATTTTAGTATCCACAGATGGTGGTCGTACATTTATATTCAGACCTCTACAACCCGCTCCTGACTACCTAAACGTACTGCGGGCAGTAGATTGTGGGGAAGTAGAATATATCAATGGAAGGTTTGTGGCTATAGCGAGTAGCGGTCCAACTAATAGTGCTAAGATAATACAAGTATCTAAGACAAAATTAAAT